GCCAGTACGACAACGAATTCAAGAAGTGGGAAGCGCGCGCGGAAAAGATCGTCAAACGCTACCGCGACGACAATCGCAGCCAGCACACAAACGAAACCGCGAAATTCAACATTCTTTGGTCGAACGTTCAGACGTTGATCCCTGCTGTTTACGCCAAGCTGCCGAAAGCGGTGGCCGAGCGCCGGTTTGGTGACAACGATCCGGTCGGCCGCGTGGCCGGCCAGTTGATTGAACGGGCATTGGACTTTGAGATTGAACACTATCCTGATTTCAGGTCGACCATGCGTTATGCCGTTGAGGATCGGTTCCTCGGTGGCCGCGGCAGCGCCTGGGTGCGCTACGAGCCGCACGTTCGCACGCTTGATATACCCGAAGATGGTTTGCAAATCACTGAGGACATCGAAAATGAGCGAGCTGAAGGCCAAACCTCCGAAGGCGCCGAGAATTCCGAGAATCAGGACTACACCGCAGGCGCCGAAACCGAGCCGCAAGAAGAAATTGAATACGAGTGCGCCCCTACCGATTACGTTCATTGGAAGGATTTTGGCCACTCTGTCGCGCGCACTTGGGAGGAAGTGACCTGCGTCTGGCGCTGGGTCTACCTGACGCGGGAGGCACTGACCGAGCGATTCGGCGAAAAGATGTCGAAGAAAATCCCGCTGGATTCAGGGCCGGAAACGCTCAAAACCTATGGCCAGAGCAACAAGGAACGCACCCGCGCCAAGATCTGCGAAATGTGGGACAAGGAAACCGGCAAGGTCTACTGGTTTACCAAGAACTACGGCGAGCTAATCGACGAGCGCGACGATCCGCTGGAGCTTGAAGGCTTTTTCCCATGCTCGCGGCCGCTTTACAGCACCACGACGAGCGACACGCTGATTCCGGTCCCTGACTTCGTGCTCTACCAGGACCAGGCTAACGAGCTGGACATCCTGTCCGACCGGATTGATGGGCTGGTCAAAGCACTCAGAATCCGCGGCGTTTACGACGCCAGCCAGCCGGCGCTGCAACGGCTGCTGACCGAGGGCGACAACAACACGCTGATCCCGGTCGACAAATGGATGGCATTTAGCGAAAAGGGCGGGCTGAAAGGCAGCATCGACATCCTGCCAATTGACGACCTGGCGAATGCGCTGCTGAACTGCTACCGCGCGCGCACTGAAATCAAGGCGCAGATCTACGAAATTACCGGCATCAGCGACATCATCCGCGGCGCCACAGCAGCATCCGAAACCGCGACCGCGCAGCAGATTAAGGGCCAGTATGCCGGCCTGCGACTTAGATCCATGCAGGAGGAGGTGGCGCTGTTTGCCAGTGAGCTGATCCGGCTGAAGGCGCAAGTCGTATGCAGCAAATTCCAGCCGCAAACGATCCTGCTTTATGCCGCAGCCGGTCAGATGAGTCCCGAAGATCAGCAGATGATCCCGCAAGCCATCCAGCTTTTGCAAAACAAGCCGCTGCGAAACTTTCGCATCGAGGTTGACGCAGACAGCCTGGTGCAGTTGGATGAGCAGCAGAACAAACGCGACCGGGTGGAATTCCTGACGGCATTTGGCGGGCTATTGAAAGAAGCCCTGCCGGTTGGCCAATCCTCGCCAGAACTGATCCCGATGTTGGTTGAGTTGATGAAATTCGGCATTGGTGGATTTAAGCAGGCAAAGTCTATTGAAGGTTCGCTTGACGCGGCGCTGGAGCAGATGAAGCAAAAACAACAGCAAGCCGCAGCCAATCCGCAGCCGGCGCCGCCAAACCCTGAAATGATGAAGATCCAGGCTACCCAGCAACTGGAGCAGGCAAAGATGCAAGCAACCGCCCAGGCTGACCAAATGCGGGTGCAGGCTGACGCGCAAGCCGCGCAGATGAAGGCGCAGCTCGATGCTCAGATGCACCAAAACAAGATCGAAGCTGAGATGCAACTGGAGCAGATGAAAGCGCAGATCGCCGATCAGCAAATGCTGCACGAAATGGAAATGAAGGCGCAGGAAGCAAAATCTCTTGATGACTTCAATCGCTGGAAGTCCGAGCTGGAGGCGGCAACAAAAATTATGGTTGCTCGCATAGGGGCGAATCCTGGCGTGGATCTGCCGACAGCGGAAGCGGCGCAGGCGGCATCCGACCGGGTGGCGCAGGAGCTGGGCGCCGGAGTGTCAAATGCGCTCAACCAGGTAACCGTCCTGCACGCGGATATGGCCAACAAGCACGACGAATCGCTGCAACAGGTAAAGCAGGCGCTGTCTGCACTGATGGCGCCCAAGCGTATTGTGCGCGGTCCTGACGGCAAAGCTGTTGGAGTTGAGATTGTTCAGTAATGGACGGCTATTGGGACACAGGGGCGTGGGATTCAACGACTTGGGATTATGTAGCCCCAATCGTCGAATTCGACACGCATGATGGCGACTACCTTAAAAAGAAGTTTGCAAAGGAAGTTGCCGACGCAGCCCGACGCAAGTCTGAGATTGTTTACGCATTTGAGCGAATTGTGGAAGGCAGGCCGGAGGTGGCGGCAGAGATTGCCAAGCCTTTCATGGAGAAACTGGCCAGCACTGAACCGGCTATTAATTACGACATGATGTTGGCCGATTTGGACAGGGTGCAACGGATCTGGGATACCCACATTGAACTTGACGATGAGGATGTTTTGACACTGATATGAGAAAAACATATATATACGTTGACGGCGAATTGGTTGAAAAATCAAGAAGATACAGAGAACAAGTGGCGCCAGACATCATGCCTGATATTCAGCCTTATCAATCAATGGCTGACGGCACGATGATTACCAGCCGCAGCCATCACCGCGAACATCTGCGGCAACACAATTGCATTGAGATTGGCAACGAAAAAATGGAAAACCGGGCGCCGGTTGCAAAAGACACTCGGCGCGAGGTTTTGAGGGAGCAGGTGGCCGGTATGACGCATGACCAGGCAAACCGCGTGCTGGCCAAGCTGCGCGACGATATTCGTTTTACCCGTAGTTAAACACCCCCACAGGGAGCAATAATGTCCGACCTAAATGAAATTGTGCCGGTAGAAAACCCAGACAGCCGCCGGGATCTGTTATCCCAGCAATTTGACGAAGCAGCCGAGGCAGCGCCAGAGCCAAAGGCCGAGCCAGCAAGGGCTGAAAGTCCGCGGGATGAGGCTGGCAAGTATGCCAAGCAGTCAGGTCAGGCGGCCGCAGATTCAGCCGAGCCGGTTGAGGAGCCACTTTGGAAGCGCCCCCCGGCGAGCTGGAAAAAGGACTACCACGAGGATTGGAAGGCGGCGCCGGCGCGGGTTCAGGAATATGCTTGGCAGCGTGAAAATGAGATGAAGGCCGGTGTCGAGCCGCTGATCTCAAAAGCTCAGTTTGCCGACCAAATGCAGGAGGTTTTAAACCCCTACATGAACACAATACAGGGGCTGGGCATTGACGCGCCTGGTGCAGTCAAAGCCCTGATGGAGGCCGATCACGCCCTGCGCTACAGTAATCCGCAGGAAAAACGTCAATATTTTGCTAGACTTGCACAAAGCTACGGCGTAAATTTATCTGATATGGGTGACCAGCCACAATTGGCGCCCACTGATCCGACCATTTATGCACTTCAAAACGAGCTCAATAACGTTCGTGGAGAGGTGCAGGGTTGGAAGCAGGCACAAGAACAGCAGCAGAATCAAGCCTTGTTGGGTGAGATCAACAATTTTAGCCAGAAGGCCGAACACTTCGAGGAAGCAAGACCGGCCATGATTCAGCTTCTACAAAGCGGCATGGCGGCCAATCTCGATGAAGCATACGAAAAAGCAATACGCTTAAACCCTGAACTTTTTGATGCTGTCCAAAGTGGCCGACAAGCCGAATCGGACGCAACAAAACGAGCAGCAGCAAATACTGCTGCAAAACGGGCAAGGGCGGCAGCGGTGAGCGTCAAAGGCTCCACACCCGGAACCGTTACGAATACCAAAGCGCAAGATCGTCGGGCTTTACTTGCCGAACAATTCGACAATATGAGCGACCGACTCTGATTAATTTTTATTAGGAGCTTAAAAAATGGCTTTTGCCAATAGCTCGATCAGCGACATCATTGCGACCAACATTCAAAGTCGTAGCGGTGAGCTGGCCGACAACGTAACAAACAACAACGCACTCTTGCGCCGGCTGAAGGAACGCGGAAACGTTAAAACGTTCTCCGGCGGTAACGTCATCCTGCAAGAGGTTATGTACAACGACACCACGACCAACAACACCAACAGCTATAGCGGATATGAAGTGTTGAACGTCAGCCAGAACAGCCCGATTTCGGCTGCTCAATACGGCATTACCCAGTACGCTGCCGCGGTATCGATCAGCGGTCTGGAGATGATTCAGAACAGCGGCAAGGAAGCGATTATCGACCTGCTGGACGGTCGCATGAACGTTGCCGAGGCGCAACTGATGAACCGTATCGGTTCTGACATCTACCTGGACGGCACCGGCAACTCTGGCAAGAACATCACCGGACTCGGTGCTGCTGTGCCGGATGCTCCTTCGTCTGGCACCTACGGCGGTATCAACCGGGCAACGTTCTCGTTCTGGCGCTCTGTTGCTTACTCTGGAACCACTGACGGCGGTTCTGCTGTTACTGCTTCCAACATCCAGCAGTATATGGATTCGATCGCTGTTCAGCTCATCCGCGGGACCGACAAGCCGGATCTGATCGTTGCCGACAATAACTACTATCGTCTGTATCTGCAATCGTTGCAGTCGATCCAGCGCATTTCGGATAGTGGCAATTCGTCTGCTGGTGCTGGCTTTGCCTCGCTGAAGTATTACGGCGCGGGCATGGCATCCGATGTTGTGCTTGACGGCGGTATCGGCAGCGCAGCAACGGCTAATCACATGTTTTTCCTGAACACGAAATACATTTTCTTCCGGCCGCACGTTGACCGGAATTTCGTGCCGATTGGCGGCGAACGGCAAGCCGTTAACCAAGACGCTAAACCTACTTTGCATTAATGGCGTCTTTAAACCTTCTCTGATTGACTTGGAAGCCCGGAAGCGGGCGACAGGGCGCAAGCGAAAGCAGCGTGAACGACTAAGTGAGAGGGACACCGAAGGGTGTATGCGATAGTCTGAACACTGGTATAACTTTATTGAAGCCAGTGAGGGAGATCCGAAGCGGTCCCCCCGCCATCGAAAGATGGTCAGTAAGCCGAAAGGCTGAAAGTAACAGAATGATTGTTAAGTTGATTGGGTGGGCGGGCAATCTCTGCGCCAGCGGCCCGCAGTTTAGCGGCGTGTTGATCGCTTAAGGAGAATGGATAATGGCTTATACTTTTGCTGAAAATCAAAGCGGTCTTTTGCAGATCGCAAACATTGACACTGGGGTGACTTCTCCTAGTGGCGTTTCGACTGGCAGCACTTCTGTCATTCCGACGCCGCCGAACGTCCTGGGCAAGATCGTGCGTGCTGACGATCCGACCTTTGGCGAGGGCGAGTTCATCATGCTGGTGGGCGTGGCTTCCACGGTGGTCGGTTCGTTGGTGTCTTACAACGCAACGACTTACCAAACGGTGCTGGTCCCGAATACCGGCAACCAGGCTTGTCCGGTAGCGGTTGCGATGTCGGCTAACCTGGCTGGAACGTTTGGCTGGTATCAAATCGCTGGCAATGCGGTAATCAAGAAAACGGCAGTTGCGGTTACCCCGCAAGTGACCGTATTCCTGTCCGCGACTGCCGGTCGTATTAAGGTTCTTGCCTCTGCGGGTCTGCAAGTTGTCGCAGCTCGTTCGGCAAACCTGACCACGATTGCTGCCGGCACTTCGACGGTCACGGTGACGATTAACCGTCCGCACCTGCAAAGCCAAATTACCTAATGGTTGATGCAGTTCTAGACGTTGTTGGAAACACACTCCCCAGCGTAATGCTGGGGAATGTGGAGCTGTCTTGCAAAAGGCAGCTTTCTTGGTTTGATTTCAGTGAGGAATCTAACCAAGAAAGCATCTGCATCGTTGGGGGTGCTCCAAGTCTAAACCAGTCGGTCCAGCAGCTAATGATTCGGCATCAGAACGGCGCCAAGATCT